GCTGCAGTTCTTAACAATGCCTTCACCGCTGGCGCATCTGCTGGTGGCGACGGAGTTGCTTTGTGTGCAACTAACCACCCACTTACTTCCGGTGGTACGTTTGCCAACGAACCAGCAGTAGCCGCGGATTTGAACGAAACATCTCTTGAAGATGCTTTGATCAACATCGCAGGTTTTGTTGACGAGCGTGGTCTTAAAGTTGCCCTTCGCGGCATGAAGTTGATCCTCCCACGTCAGCTGCAATTCGTTGCAGAGCGTTTGATGGTTTCCAACTTGCGTGTTGGTACAGCGGACAACGATACAAACGCAATCCGTTCTATGGGAATGTTGCCTGAAGGCTATGCCGTCAACGACTTCCTTACAGATCCAGATGCGTTCTTTATCAAGACAGACGCACCTCGTGGTTTCGTCCACTTTGAGCGGACTCCAATGTCCACCAACATGGAATCTGACTTCGACACAGGTAACATGCGCTTTAAAGCGCGTGAGCGTTATAGCTTCGGCTTTAGCGATCCTCGTGCGGTGTTTGGTTCACCAGGCGCAGCCTAAGAATAGATACAGCTTGTATCTTGGGGGCAACTTCGGTTGCCCCTTTCTTTTTGTTTTATTCTTCTGTATTGTTTAGGCATCCCTGACAGTCGCACGGTGCGGCTGACACTAGCCACGACAGGAGAACCACATGGCTTTATCAACTTTTTCCGGACCCGTTCGTTCCAACAACGGTTTCCAAATCCCAGTAGTTACCACTGCTAATCTCCCTGCATTCGGCGATGTTGCCGTTGGTACAGTTTATATGGTTAGCGACAATGGCGCGGGCAACAACGAATACTGCATTGTTATTAATACAGGCGCTGCTTGGGTTACTGCTGTAGGCGCAGCACTTAGCTAATAGGAGCATTTAAATGGCAGGTCCAGTAACCGCATATAATTGGGTTCAAGGCACAACGGCTGCGATTGTTGGGCCTACTCGTTCTCGTCTCCGTCAGGTTGTAATTTACGCTGCTGCGGCAGGCGCATTCACAATTAAGAACGGGGACACCAACGGCACCGTTTTGTTGACGCAGACGTTCCCCACGGGGCATCATGTTATGAACATCCCTGACGACGGCATCATTGCCACGGCAGGCGTTTATATTGATGCGTTTACGGGCTCGGCAAATCAGCTTACGATTATCTTGTCGTAGGTGGCGAGATGGTCGGGAGTGAAGTCACATCCTTTTACTCACAGACTTCGGCAGCGTTGGTTCAACGGCGCTGCCGGGTACAAGGTGTGCTTTTAACCTATGAATCAGGAGCCACAGGGCACGTCGTACTTTACGACAACGCTTCAGAAGCGTCTGGAAAGGTTTTACTTAGAGTCGATGAAACTTCTCAAGGCATGAATGAAATATTTCTTCCTGGGGATGGTATACTAGCTAAAAAAGGTGTGTATGCTTCGATCCCTGCTAACACCACTATATCAGTAATTGTGGAGTAGTTATGGCTAAGATCGACAAGTCAAAGATGAAATGCAACAAGCCCAAGCGCCAGATCTCTGGCGGCAAGAAGTCTGTTGTGAAGGCTTGTAAGGACGGTAAGGAAAAGATCATTCGTTTTGGCGATGCCAACATGACTATCAAGAAGTCAGATCCCAAGCGTAGGAAGTCTTTCCGAGCGCGTCATGGATGTGATACGAAGAAGTTAGATAAACTATCGGCCCGTTACTGGTCGTGTAAGATGTGGTAGAAAAATGGATAAGAACGTACAGCTTATTTTCTGGGGTGGCGCGGTCACACTTTGCACTGCTGGGATCGTGTGGATGGTTTCTACTTTGATCGCCGTAGACAAAAGAACTGAAGTGATAAATGTAAAGCTAGATCACTTAGTCGAAGCTGTTGATGAATTGACAACAAGAAAGGCACGTTATGATAGGCCGTGGGCAGATGCCGTTCCAAATATCCAAGCCGCCAGAGAGGTCAACTGATATGAGTTTATACGAGAACATCAGAAACCGCAGAGAAAGCGGAAAGCCTATGCGAAAAAAAGGTGCAAAGGGTGCCCCTAGCGACCAAGACTTTGTTAATGCGGCTAAGACGGCTAAAAAACCAAAAGGCATGATGAATGGCGGGATGGTTAAAAAAGGATATAAGAACGGTGGCTGCGTAATGGCTGGCCGTGGTGGATCGTTTAAAGGAAACAGCTGATGGCAACTTCAGGTTCAAGGGATTTCAACCTCGATGTAGGAGAGGTTATTGAAGAAGCGTATGAGCGGTGTGGGCTAGAGGTCCGCACTGGTTATGACGCTCGTACTGCTCGTAGATCCTTGAACTTGATGTTTGCGGAGTGGGCGAACCGGGGACTTAACCTTTGGACAGTTAAGCAGGGCACGATCACTCTTACTCAGGGTCAAGCTCAAGAGACTTTGCTGGACGATGTGGTGGATCTTCTGGATGTTGTAGTACGTCGAGATGGCACAGACTTTGAGGTTGAGCGGATCAGCCGTGGCGAGTATGCAACTCTTCCAAACAAGACGACCCAAGGACGTACCAGCCAGTACTGGTTAAACCGTCAGGTTGATCCTGTAATTAATCTTTGGGCGGTTCCGGAGAACTCTACGGATCAGTTGATCTATTATTATGTTCGTAGGATCGAGGATGCAGATTCCTTAGTTGACACAACGGATATGCCTTTCCGGTTTTTCCCTTGCATGGTGGCAGGTCTTGCCTATTACATGGCGATGAAACGTGCGCCGGAGCGTGTTCAGTTGCTGAAGACGGTGTATGAAGAAGAGTTTCAACGTGCGGCGGACGAGGACCAAGGTCGGACTCCTTTGAAGTTGCAGCCTAGTTTGAGTTACTTGAGGGTGTAATGGCATACGCTAGTGGCAAAAATGCTTGGGGAATATCTGATCGGTCAGGTCGCCGTTACCGTCTCCGTGAAATGAAGGTGGAGTGGACGGGGGCTAAAGTTGGTCCGGACGAGTTCGAGCCTAAGCATCCCCAGCTGTACCCGCCTAAAGCATTCCCAGATCCACAGGCGCTACGGGACCCTCGACCTGAGACGGGTCTTAGCGAGCAACGTGCAGTGCAGTGGGGCTGGAACCCTGTGGGCTTTGCGTATATTCCAGGGCTTAGTCCTCCTGATAACTTGGTCGCTCAAGGCTCAGTTGGAACAGTAACGGTGGTGACAACATGAGTTTTACATACGCGCAGCTAAAGCAAGCTATTCAAGATTATACAGAGAACGACGAGACCTCTTTCGTCACAAACCTGCCTTTGTTTATCCGGCAGGCGGAGGAGCGTATTCTCAAGAATGTTCAGTTGAGCTTGTTTCGCAAGAATGTTTCGGCGTCTACTACAGTTAATAATCCTTATTTGGCGGTGCCATCGGATTATCTTGCCCCGTTCTCTTTAAGTTTACGCGGTGTTGACGCTGATCGTTTATTTATAGAGTTTAAAGACCCTAGTTTTGTTGAGACGTACACACCTAACTCGACGACCACAGGTCAACCACGTTACTATTGTGTTTTTGATCTAGACAATTTTTTACTTGGTCCGACGCCTGACGCGGAGTACACTGCAGAGCTTCATTATTTCTATAGACCCCAGAGTTTGACGGCAGGCGCAGAAAGTGGCACTACTTGGCTCAGTAAAAACGCTGAAATGGCGCTGCTGTATGGATCTTTGATCGAGGCTTACATCTACATGAAGGGTGAGCAGGACGTTATGGGCATGTACGCCGGACGGTTCCAAGAAGCCCTGGTAGGAATCAAGATGCTGGGCGAAGCTAAAGAGACTACAGATGAATATCGCACTGGCAAAACTATAAGGGCGAAACAGTAATGTTTGAGTTCAAAGTAGATATCAATAAGGATGCCCCTGTTATTGGGGTAAAGACTACGGACAACCGAGGGTTTACTCCCGAGGAGCTGGCCGAGCAGTGCGTTGATAAGATTATTTCGGTTTCCGATACTGCCCATCCTGGGATACGAGACCAAGCTCGTGCTTTTTCGAAGCACGTCGAAACGCTTGTTGCATATTACATGCGACAGGCTATTCGCAGTGACCGCACAACTGTGTATAATGCACTCAAGGATGCGGGGAACCCCGAACTGGCCGATCTTATAAGGAGACTTTGACATGGCTTTTACTGGTAACTTCATGTGTACGTCATTCAAGAAAGAACTTCTTGAAGCCGGGCATAACTTTTCACTTAGCGGCGGCGACACGTTTAAACTCGCCCTGTATGACAACAACGCTTCCTTCACGGCAGCAACAACGGATTACACCGCCACTAACGAAGTGGGCGACTCTGGTTCGTATGCTGCAGGCGGTGGTGCGTTGACGCGCATCGACCCTACGTCGTCTGGCACAACAGCGTTTACAGACTTTGCTGACCTGACGTTTACGTCTGCTACCATCACTGCTCGCGGTGCGTTGATCTACAACACAACCGAAGGCGCAGGCACAGGCACAACAAACTCTGTTGTGGTTCTTGACTTTGGTGCGGACAAGACCTCGACATCTGGCGACTTCCAAATTGTCTTCCCAACTGCGGATGCTTCTAACGCTATCATCCGTATCGCCTAAACACTTTAAGGAGAGCGCGGCATGGCCCTTGTTGTCAAAGACCGAGTTAAAGAGTCGAGTACGACTTCTGGCACCGGAACATTAACGCTCGCAGGCGCGGTAACAGGCTTTCAGGCTTTTTCTGCTGCGCTCTCCAACGGCGACACTACCTACTACGCCATTGCTGAATCAAGCACTGGTGCGTGGGAAGTGGGTCTTGGTACATATACCGCATCTGGAACGACACTGGCTCGGACAACTGTCCTGGGCAGTTCGAACTCTGGCTCTGCGATCAACTTGTCGGGCGCGGGTGCTGATGTTTTCATCACTCAACCTGCGGACAAGGCAGCGTACTTTGATGCGGCGGGTGATCTTTTCTTGAATCAAGACCCGACCTCGGCACTGCAATCTGCAACGAAGCAGTATGTTGATTCTATTGCTGCTGCGGGCATCCATTATCATGACCCTGTACGGGTGGAGAGGGAAGGTAACCTTACCGCAACGTACAACAATGGAACGGCTGGGGTTGGCGCTACTCTTACAAACTCTGGCACTCAAGCCGCTTTGGTTATTGATGGGGTGACACTTAACAGTGCCGACCGTGTTCTTGTGTACGAGCAGACTAATGCAACGCAAAACGGTATATACACTGTAACCAATACTGGCTCTGTTAGTACCAACTGGGTTTTGACCCGTGCTACTGACGCCGACAGCTACGGTCCATCTGATCCTGACTCACTTGGTCAGGGTGATGCTTTCTTCGTTCAAGAAGGTGCGGCGGGTGCTGGTGAAACGTATGTGATGAACACCGAGGGTACGATTACCTTCGGCACAACTAACATCACCTTTGCTCAATTCTCTTCCGCACAGATTTACTCTGCTGGCAATGGCCTGACGCTTACGGGTGTTACTTTTGCAGCGGGTGCGGGTACAGGCGTCACAGTCAACGCAAACGACATTGCGATTGGTCAGGATGTTGGCACATCTGCTGATGTTACGTTCAATACTGTCGCTGCGGATTTGACAGGTGCGGTTACTGGTAATGTGACAGGTAATGCGTCTACCGCTTCTGCATTACAAACAGCGCGCAACATTGCTTTGACAGGTGCGGTCACAGGATCGACCAGCTTCGACGGCTCTGGCAACGTCAGTATCACAACCACGGCAACGTCCGACCCTACAATTACTTTGGGCGGTGATCTGTCTGGTTCTGCCACGCTTACGAACTTGGGCAACGCCACACTCACGGCAACGATCAACGCTAACTCGGTAGCTCTGGGTACGGACACTACGGGTAACTATGTTGGCTCCGGTGCAACAAGCGGCAACGGTATCTCTGGATCGGTCAGCTCTGAAGGCGGCACGTTTACTGTTACGTCGAATGCAACTAACGCCAACACCGCAAGTACAGTAGTATTCCGCGATGGCTCTGGAAACTTCAGCGCGGGTACGATTACGGCTGCTTTGAACGGCAATGCAAGCACCGCGACAAACGCAGGAACGCTGGATGGCTTAGATAGTTCTCAGTTTCTGCGTAGTGATACAAATGACAGTATCGCAAGCCCATTTGATCTGGACTTCAGCACAGGTAACACAAGCAACTATATTCCCGCAGACAATGTAACAGCTCTGTCTGTCGCACCCTTTTCTGCGCTTGCTTGGCATGATGTGTTTGCTTTCAATAGGTATTACTCTGCATCGCAAGAAGAGTGGAACGGTAGCTCTTGGTCTTCCACTACACTTGATAGTTCTTTATTCGCACAAAAAGAAAACCAAAGTATAACCGTAGCGTCAGGTTCTACAATCACAAAAGTTCGCTGGAACTTTACGGGTACAAGCTGGATACAACCACAGTGGCTTGTGATAGGTTTTACATATGTTGCTGGCGGGGCGAGTAAAACAGTCACTGTAGAAAGCAGTTCGGACGGAGGTTCTACTTGGACTACGCGACACAGCTCAACAACAACTGCTAGCGGCAAAGTCGTTCACTTTAAACTGAGTGATTGGAGTGGCGATAATGACGTAAGGATTACGATAGATCGTAATGATTCTAATAACTTAGAAATGTCTTACATGTCGCTTCTTACTGCGCGTTCTGGCGATCAAGGTAAGGGCAAAGAGGCTCAAGTGCCATTTGCTTGGGATGCTAGTAAAAACATCACACTGGAAGGTAGTCTTAATGGAGGTACTCCGTGGACTACTGCTAATGACGGCTCAGGCTCAGGTCTTGACGCTGACTTACTGGACGGTCAACAAGGTAGTTACTACACGGACATCACTTCTAGGTTGGGGTATACTCCAGTTGAGCAGGGAGGAGGCACAGGGCAAGGCAGTAATAAACTGTATATGGGCTGGAGCGGCTCTGCCCTATTCCTGCAAGTAGATACTACAAATTTCAGTTCTACTTGGCCCATAAGTGTTACAGGGGATGCAGGTACTGTTGATGGTTTAAATGCTTCTCAGTTTATTCGTAGTGATGCGGATGACACAGCAACAGGCGTAGTAACCTTTTCTAACCGTATAAACGCACATGAGATACGCACCGACACAAACCAAGAGTTAATCCTTAACGCTGGTGAGTCTGCCTCTTACGCAACAGGTCAAACGGGTGAGTATGTATACCTTAACGGTGACAACGGCGTTCAGATCAACACCTCTCCTGACAACTGGTCTTCGGGTTGGGCTGGTCGTGACACATTCACATTCTCAAGCAGTGGCCTTCAGTTTCCTGATGGGTCGTCACAGTCCTCCGCAGGTGCCTCAACAGGAAAGGCTATCGCGATGGCCATCGTATTTGGGTAGCGGCTAGATGTTTGGCTTCACCCCCTTTGCTCAGTCAGCTTTTTCCGACAACGGTGTTGTCGATGTCAGTGTCTCAATCACTGGCGTTTCTGCTCCTGGGCAAGTGGGTACGGCACAAGCTCGAAACATAAACCGATACTTCCCGACAGGCGTTGAAGGTACTGGGGCTGTTGGCTCTGTAACTGTAACCGCAAACGCAAATGTCATACCAACCAGCGCGGCTGGTACGGTTGCTACGGGGCAAGTAACGATCTCTGCCGATTCCAGCGTTACCGTGTCAGGGGTTCAGGGTGTTGCGGCTGTCGGAACCGCCGAGGGACGAGCCGGGGCGGGTGTATCACTCACTGGCGTTGAAGGTACTGGGGCTGTTGGTTCCGTATCTATAACAGGCAACGCTTCAGTTTTCCCGTCAGGGAGTGAAGCCACTGTCGCTGCAGGGCAGGCTTCTGTTGAGGCGGGCGCAATAGTTCCGGCAACTGGCTTGTCCTCAGAAGGTCAAGTTGGCTCTGCCACCATTCGTTCTAGTGCGATTGCTTCTGTAACAGGGGTTGAGGCAACCGCCGCTGTTGGTACTGTTATTGCCGAAGCCGGGGCGGATGTTCCTGTTACTGGACTCGAAGCTGCTTCGGCGGTTGGCTCCGTCACCGTTGTTGAGGGCCAGGGCATCAATGTTCCTATTACGGGTGTTGCGGCTACTGGCGTTGTTGGGGCTATAGCATCCGTTACAGGCAACGCCACAGTCTTCCCAACTGGAGTTGAGGGTAGCGGAGAGGTGCAACGTGTGCTAGTCTGGGGCAACATCGTCCCTGATCCCGGCACTACTTGGAATGAGATAGATTCATCTTCAGGAACCATTTGGTCCGAGATAGCGGCATAAGGAACGGATATGGCTAGTACATACACTGTAAACACTGGTATTGAGCTTATTGCCAACGGCGAGCAGTCGGGCACTTGGGGGGATACAACAAACACAAACCTGCAGATTGTTGACCGCCTTACGAGCGGCGTGGGTGCGATAACGCTTTCTGGCACAACACACACTTTGTCAACGTCGGACGGTGCGCTGTCCGATGGCCAGTACAAGGTGTTGGTGTTTGGCGGCTCACCGAGTGGTACGAACACAGTAACTGTGTCTCCGAACGATCAGAGCAAGCAGTACTTCATCGTCAACAATTCTGGCGAAAGTATTATTATCAGCCAAGGCTCGGGTTCCACGGTCACGATTGCTGATGGCGCTACGGACATTATTTATTGTGACGGAGCAGGTTCTGGCGCTGCAGTAACGAGCTTTGGCACAGACCTGACGGGTGTTCTTACTTCCGCCAATAACTTGTCGGATGTAGCGAACGCAGGGACATCTCGCACCAATCTTGGGGTTGCGATTGGAACAGACGTTTTAGCTTATGACGCAAACCTTCAGTCTTTCCTCACTGCTTTTACTTTGCCAACTAGCGACGGAACTGCTAGTCAGGCTTTAACTACCAACGGCTCAGGCACAATAGGCTTCGAGTCTTTTGCAACAGACGCTTCGGCAAAAAGCTATGCCATTGCGTTTTCACTTGTATTTGGCGCGTAAGGAGGCTTTCAAATGGCTGCACCAAACATCGTAAACGTCAGCACGATCACTGGTATAACATCCAAGGTCGCGCTGAGTTCTACTTCTCAAACCACGCTGGTCAGCAACGCTGCATCAAGCGGCAAGGTTTTTAAGATCAACATGATTCAAGTCGCTAACGTCGATGGCGCAAACGCTGCTGATGTTACAGTGGACGTTCATAGCGCGGCATCTGGCGGTGGCACAGCTTACTCGCTGGTCAGCACTATCTCGGTTCCGGCTGACGCCTCTTTGGTTGCTCTGGACAAAAATACGGCGATCTACCTTGAGGAAAATACTTCGATCACAGCGACTGCTGGCACTGCGAATGATCTGGAAGTGATCGTTAGCTACGAGGAAATTAGCTAATAGGAGCCTCTGATGGCTAAACGTACAGGCGGCTTTATAGGCCAAGACGGGATAAATGCACCTGACCCTGCTACGGGTGTCACGGGTACGGGTGGGGACGCGCAGGTCGAGGTTAGCTTTACTGCTCCAACAGATGTAGGCGGCGCGGCTGTAACTGGTTATAGGGTTCAGTCAAATGACGGTATTGGCGCGTCTGGCTCCGAATCCCCTGTTACTGTCACTGGTCTATCAAACGGCACAAGCTACACGTTCAACGTATGGGCAATCAATCCGTTTGGGTGGTCTAGCCCTAGTGATGCGAGTGGGAGTGTTAGCCCCACTATTGGCGATAGAGGTTTAATCGCAGGTGGTCGTAGCTCTTCTGGATTAGACGTTAGTATCACTTATATTACCATTGCAACAAGTGGAAGTGATGCCGACTTTGGAGATTTGTCAACTACCACTAGTAGCGGTACGGGGTTAGGTTCATCAACAAGAGGTGTCATCTTTGTAGATAAACAAAGCACAAATCCAACTACATCACCAATAGAGTATGTAACTTTTGCGACCAAAGGTGACGCAACGGACTTTGGTGATCTCTCAGTTATGAGTGGTCGTCGCACGGCGGCTGTATCAAATGAGACAAGAGGTCTATTTATGGGCCAATTGGGAGACACCACTGGAATTGGCGCAAATCAAAATGCCATCGCGTATATTACCATAGCCTCCGCAGGTAATGCTCAGGACTTTGGAGATTTGACAAGAGGAACGACCGACGGAGCAAACGGAGTAAATGCAGCTTGTTCCTCAACAACTAGAGCCATATTAGGTGGCGGCGGTGCCTCCACACCAGAAAGTAATATCATGGATTATGTAACCATAGCCTCCACAGGCAATGCTACTGACTTCGGTGATTTAACTATTGGCATGAATAACAATATGTCTTGTTCGTCAAGCACTAGAGGCATTTGGGCGGCAGGATTAAGTAGCGGAGATTTCAACAACACTATTAACTATGTTACCATTGCTTCAACGGGTAACGCGGCAGACTTTGGAGATATGACACTTAAAGTTTATTCCGCTGCTAATGGTAATTTGAGCAACAAAACGTATGGAATGTTTGCAAATGGTGATAGTAATCTGGGAGATTACAGAGCGGAAATTTATTACGTTACAATCGCATCAACAGGGAACACATCTGATTTTGGAGATGTGTCTGTAGGTAGGTCTGGCAGTGGCACTGCTTCTAACGCCCACGGAGGTATTTAATCATGCCCAATTATCAAGGTGTATGGAGCCTGTCGGAGCAGTATCAGGCCATTGGACAACAGAACTGGCCTATGGCTCCCGGCGCACCTACGGGCGTTAGTGCAACGGCTGGGAATCAGCAGGCTACGGTCAGCTTTACAGCCCCGTCATTCCAAGGTGTGCCGCCAAATATTACTGGCTACCTTGCAACTTCAAACCCAGAAGGTTTGACGGCAACAGGATCGGCCTCACCGCTAACGGTTACTGGCCTAACCAACGACACAAGCTATACGTTTTCTGTTCAAGCTACCAATAGCATTGGATACGGAGCGAGTGGAACGAGTGGTAGTGTTGTGCCGTCACTCCTCGAACGCATATTGTATTTTGGTGGCAACGAGGGCCTTGGTGGAACGCAGCTAAATGTTATCGAATACATAAACCCAAGTAGCACTGGTAACGGAACAGACTTTGGTGATTTGTGGACAACGGCAAACGGTTTTGGTGGTGTAGGCTCAGAGACAAGAGCAGTTATGGCTAAAAGCACGACAATGCAGTATGTCACCTTTGCAACAACAGGTAATACCACAGACTTTGGCGATTTAAACTTTAATACCGGGGGTATGGCGGGCGCTGGTAGTAACACCAGAGGTCTATTTGTTGGCGGGTTCTATACCAATATTGATTACATTACGATTGCTTCAACTGGTAACGCCACGGGTTTCGGTAACTTGAGTTCGTCTGCCGATGACACCCCTAGCGCAATGGCTGGGGCAACGCGAACAATCTTTGCAAAGGTTGGAGCGGCGTTAGGCGCTGGAACGTCAGAACGCATTGACTATGTTACTACTGCTTCAACAGGTAATTCTGCAAACTGGGGGACAATAACCTCCGGGGCAAGAAAACAGAACATTGAAGCTGCAAGTTCTTCGACAAGAGGTTTGTTGGCTGGCGGGTATCAAAATTACCCTTATAGTTATTATTACAACACAATAGAATACATCACCATCTCTTCATCTGGCGAAACAAATGATTTTGGTGATTTGTCGCAAGCACTTGATGCAGGTTCATTTGGATCAGGTAAAACAAGGGCCGTATTCGGGGGTGGTTACACATCTGGCGGTAGCCGAATTAACGTCCTTCAATACGTTACAATTGCATCAACTGGCAATGCCACCGATTTTGGTGATTTGACTGCATCTAAGAGTGGCATGGGAACAGCCTCATCTGTTCACGGAGGTAATTACAGTGGTTAAACGCTATCTAGGAAACATCATCACGCAGAACCCGACACCGCCTGCTGGTAACTTTGAGGGCAGCGCCGCGAAGGGCGTGTGGTCTTTAGAGGAGCAGCTTGCTTATCAAAAGGCTGGGCTTTGGCCTATAGCGGGGAATGCTCCTGTTGATATTACAGATGTGTTCAGCACTTATTTGTATGATGGGACGGGTGCTGCACATACGATTACCAACGGCATTGACCTTGCTGGCGAAGGTGGAATGATCTGGGGAAAGATACGATCTTCTACTGACCAGCATTGGCTAGTTGATAGCGAAAGAGGCACTGGATCAAACAACAATTATAAATACTTAATGTCTAACTTAAGTAATGGTGAATCAGACTTTGCTAGTAGAAGTGTTAGTAGTTTTAATAGCAATGGCTTCACACTGCAAAACGGAACCGACAAACAGTTTAATGAGTCTGGTCAAGACTATGTCTCGTGGAGTTTTCGGAAGGCCCCTAAGTTCTTCGATTTGGTGACTTGGACAGGGGATGGAGTTTCTGGCAGAACTATCTCTCACAGTCTTAATTCAGAGGTAGGTTTTTACGTTGTTAAAAGGCTTGACGCTTCGGGAGACTGGAGAACATATCATAGGGTAAGCGATAGTGCTTCAAACCCTCACATCGCATATCTAAACGGTACAAGCGGTGGGGTATTTGAAAGCGATAAACTAACGGCAACATCTACTACATTTACTATTGAAGGGGGGTTCAATGGGGACTTTAACAGCCCCGGTCAGACATACGTTGCCTACCTATTCGCCCACAACGATGGTGACGGTGAGTTCGGCCCTGATGCTGACCAAGACATTATCAAGTGTGGGAGTTTTACGTCTGATGGCAGTGGTCAAGCGGTTGTAGACTTAGGCTTTGAGCCTCAGTTCCTCCTAACTAAAAAAACTAACAGCACAGGTGCTTGGACTATACTGGACAGCATGAGGGGGTTCCCCACTTTTCAGCTAGACAACAATAAACTGTATCCTAACACTTCAGGTGCAGAAGGATCCGGTTCTAGCTTTGGTGGCAGCACCTATGAAAGCGGTTTCAGATGGTACAATGACCTATCAGGTCAAGACTACATCTACATCGCCATCCGCCGTGGCCCTCTTGCTCCACCTGAGAGTGCGACTGAGGTGTTTGATGTGAACACACTAATAGGAAATGGTACGAGCGGCAGAGCCATTAGCACTGGTTTTGTGACGGACTTTCATTTGAGTATGCGAAGAACGTCGAACTATCCTACTATTGTTGATAGACTTCGTGGGTATGGTGAAAATAATACTAAACGCTTGGCCACACATCTTACCAACGCAGAGCAGTCATTAACAGGAAGCTACTGGCTCGGATTAGACACGAATGACGGCTATGTCTTGTCCGCTGGTTACGAAAACGGCAACAGCCAGTCTTACGTTCAATATGCCCTAAGCCGTGCGCCTAACTTTTTCGACGTTGTGGCCTACAGCGGGAACTCAACATCAGGACGTACTGTAAGCCATAACCTTGGTGTTGCACCTGAGATGATGTGGGTTAAGAGTCGAGGAGACTCTGAAAGCTGGTGTGTTTATCACGCAGGGATAACAAACCCTGAGCAAAACTACCTCTACTTAAACGAGGCATCTGCTCTCAACCCCAATGGAAATACTATTCGTTATTGGAACCACACCGCTCCAACCGATACTGTGTTTACTCTGGGCGATGAGGACAGGGTAAACCAAACTGCTGACACCTACATAGCCTACCTCTTCGCCACACTCCCTGGCGTATCGAAGGTGGGTAGCTACACGGGTAACGGCTCAACTCAGACTATCGACTGTGGCTTTACTTCAGGTGCTAGGTTTGTACTAATCAAACGTACTGATACCAATGGTGCTTGGGTTGTATTTGACACTGCAAGGGGGATTTCATCAAGTGGAAACGATCCTTACTTAGAGTTAAATACAACAAATGCAGAAGCGTCTTATAATATTTTAAACGCTAATCCGTCTGGATTTGAAATAATTCAACCGTGGCAAGATTTTAATGCCACTGGCGGATCATACATCTTCTACGCAATCGCATAAAGGAGCCTACAATGGCAAAAATTCGCATAAGAGAAACAGGCGAAGTGGTCACTGAGACAACTTTTCGCACTCGCAACAAGAAGGCCCGTCCAGTTCTTACGGCGGGTATAAGTAAAGAGCGTCTGGATCAACTGGGTGCTGACCCTGTGCTAAATGGCGCTCCCGCAAATCCTACTCCACCATATGAATACTCTTATGAGTCTGGGGTGGCGCTAGGAGATGACGGGGTTTGGTACACAGTTAATTCTGTTGGGCCTGTGTTTACCGAATACACTGGCGACGATGGCGAAGTGCAAACGGTTGACGCACAAACTACCGCATATCGCGCTCGCGTTGATGCAGACGCCGCCGCAAGCGCAAGGTCTACGAGAACATCGCTTCTTGCTGAATGTGATTGGACACAGATACCCGACAGCGCATTAGCTACGGAAAAGAAAGCAGAGTGGGCTACATACCGTGAGGAACTTCGTAACTTGCCAGACGCATCTGGCTGGCCTCATACTCACACGCTTCCAGAGAAGCCCGAATAATGCCTAAAGATACAGTAAAAGAAACGGCATTAGCCACAGTAGACCTTAACATTCAGCTTCCATCCGCGAAGCCTGAGTATAAATCCATGCTGGCAAACATTGCTGAGAAGGCTCCTGCAATCGCGCAGGCGTCTAGCAACTTCTACAAGTCGCACTCTCAGATGATGAGCGTGACGCTTGACGTTACGGCAATCACGCCGATCCGCTCTATTAAGCATACGCTTGCTGAGATTGAGAAAACCAAATCCGCCTTGCAGGAAGGTTACTTCCGCATGAAAAAGGAAGAGGTCAAGCTCAAAAAGCTGGAGCGTAAGTTAGAGAATGAGGCTGACGATCTTGAGCGCGAGATGCTTGAGATTAAGATCAACGAGAAGCAAGCCAATGCTGCAAGCTCTCGTGGATATGTTGAGGCCGCTGTTCGTAAGCTCAACTTCTTTACCAATCAGTACGAAAACCTGATGAAGAAGATCGGCAAGGAAGAGCTGACCGAGGCTGATTACGAGCTTGAGGAAGTCAAGTATCACATTATGACTTGCATGAAACAGGCGCTAAACTCTGCCCGCCCACGCAACGGCGTGATCGACGAAGGCAATATGATCTACCTGTTTGATCTTGGCATCAACGCAGCGCAGGCGCAGCTTGAGGTTATGTCTTATCTCAACTGGGAAAACGAGCTTATCAAAGAGGGCAAAGCGCCAGAGCATCATCACACGGTGCAGTGGCTAGAGGCTTGCGCAGATAAGTGGGCGCATTGTCCAAGCGCCTTTGCAGAGAGCCGTGGATTTGATATACTCGACGAAACGTCTTTGACGAACACCCTGATAGAGGACCAAACTGATGGCTCATAACGTAGTAAAATATCGCCTTGAAGCGGATGGGACTATCCCAACTTGGCTGACGTTTGGCGTTCCGCAATCAACTGGCGGCATGTACGCGGTTGCAGACCCTGATACTGCGTCGCCGCAAGACTGGATGATGATCGGTATTTCTGCTGACGGCGCTGACACATCTGACGCAATCACAGTATTTGCATCCAAAGCCGATCTCCAGACGTATCTGTCAACAGAAGCAACGGCAAATAACTGGACTGACCCAGACCCCAACGATCCTGACGCAACGGTTGCTTTTGACGACGCTGCTCATGCTCAACGTGTTTGGGACGATCTTGAAGCTCTGAACGCATAAGGATATGCCACATGCCGCTTACCAAACTACAGTTCAAGCCCGGTGTTAATAGAGAAACAACGTCCTACACGAACGAGGGCGGCTGGTTTGACGTGGATAAGGTGCGGTTTCGCTTTGGTATGCCCGAGAAGATCGGTGGTTGGGAGAAGTTTTCGCAATCTTCTTATCTTGGAACGGCCCGCGCTTTGCTCCCGTGGGTGGCTCTTGACACCAATCGTTACATTGGCGTTGGTACAAGTTTAAAATATTATGTGAATCAGGGAGGGGTGTTCGATGACATTACTCCTTTACGAGAAACAACGGCTGCGGGAGATGTTACGTTTTCCGCCGCTAATGGCTCGTCAACAATCACGGTAACGGACACGGACCACGGTGCAGTTTTCGGAGATTTTGTTACATTTAGTGGAGCAACAGGTTTAGGTGGTGCTATAACTGCAGATGTTCTAAACCAAGAGTACAATATTACAGGTATTTTAAGTACCAGTACTTACACTATATCGGCTAGAACCGCTGGGACCAGTATCAGTTCCATTACAGTAAACGGGGAACTTGCTCCAACTCTTGTACCTGCAACCGCTTCAGACACAGGAAATGGTGGTGCCGTGGTAATAGGCGCATATCAAGTTAATGTAGGCTTAGACACTTCTATTTTTGGTACAGGCTGGGGCGCGGGTTTTTGGGGCCGAGGGACTTGGGGCTCGGCCTCTGAGACTTCTGTCCCAACATCGTCACTACGTCTTTGGACGCATGACAACTTTGGTGAAGACCTTCTTATGAACGTCCGTAACGGTGGAATTTATTACTGGGATAAAAGCTCTGGCGTAGAGTCTAGAGCCGTGGAACTTGATTCTTTGGCGGGGGCGAGTTCAACACCGACTGTTGCCAAGCAGGTTTTGGTTTCCGACCGTGACCGTCACATTCTTGCGTTTGGTTGTGATAGTGAAGACGCACCCGGTGTGCAGGATCCGTTGCTTATTCGGTTTTCATCTCAAGAATCTTTGACCGATTGGGGTGCTACGGCAACCAATACGGCTGGGGACTTGCGCCTTGGTTCTGGGTCCGAGATTGTCATGGCGATTGAAACGCGCCAACAAGTCTTGGTGTTTACGGATGAGTCCTTGTATGCGCTGCAATATTTAGGTCCACCGTTTACATTTGGTGTGAGCCTTGTCTCTGAGAACATTACTACTATGGGCCCTCTTGCCGCCATTCCTGTCGAGGACAGCGTGTATTGGATGGGCTTGAAAGAGTTCTATGTGTATGGCGGTACTGTCCAGCGTCTTCCTTGCACAGTTCGAGACTATGTTTTTGACGACATAAACCTTTCTCAACGTGAGAAGATTGTAGCTTCAAGCAACACCTCTTTCTCGGAGGTCTGGTGGTTCTATCCTTCTGCGGGCAGTGAGGTTAACGACCGATACGTTGTGTACAATTACCAGCAGCAGATTTGGTACTACGGAACATTAGAACGCAGCTACTGGGTGGACCGCGGTATCTTTGACCAGCCCATTGCTGCAGGCCCTAACAACTACTTATACACACAGGAGGTTGGGTTTGACGGTGATGGCGCAGCGTTTACTGCATACATCGAGTCAAGCCAGATCGACATCGGAGACGGGGACAAGTTCGCTTTCATTAAGCGGATGATACCTGACGTTACGTTCCGCGGGTCTACTGCGGCCAGCCCGAGTGCGAACTTTACAATCAAGACTCGGAACTTTCCTGGTGGCGACTATCTGCAGTCTACGGACAAGCAGATTACCAAGACGGCTTCGGTTCCTGTTGAGCAGTTTACCGAGCAAGTGCATCTGAGGTTGCGAGGACGTAGCTTTGCCATGCGGGTAGAGTCTGCCGATCCAGGTGTAGGTTGGAGGCTGGGGTCTCCAAGGCTGGACATTCGGACTGACGGGAGAAGGTAGTGTCTCGTAACCTGATCCTTCCGTTCTTTGCGGTTCCGCCCACAGCATATGACCAGCAGTACTTCGCGAACTTAACGCGGAGTTTCGCTGTTTACATGGAGCAGCAGCAAAACCCTGGTGAAGAACGAGCTACCAGGTTAACTTTGACCGACTTGCAGACAGATGATTCCGGTCTTGAAACAGGGGCATTGTTTCAGCAGGGTGGTTTTGTTAAGATAACTTTAAGCAACAGTCCCCATGTGCGCGGATCCACTGGCACGGGCGGGGTTGGTTTAGTTACGGTGGTTACAACATGACTGATACAATTCTTACAATGGCCGACGGTTCGAAGTGGAAACCTTCTACGAGTTCTGATACAGTGCATTGTGTAAGCTGTGACAACGCAGTTGACACGCCCGCAGAGATCGCAAGTTACCCTAACGGTAATTGTCCGCAGTGTTCACAACCTTGGACAGGATCTGAAAAGCGCAGTACAAGTATTACAGTAACTGCCCCAGAAGCAATTTCGGGAGAGGCATGATGGCTAAAGAATCTGAAGCAGACAAGAACAAAGGGGATCTGTTCTCCTCGATTGGCGCTCTCGTTGGTATGGTTGCAGGCGGTCCTGTTGGCGCGGCTCTTGGCGGCGGACTAGGGACTTTGTTAAGTGGCGGTTCTACGGAAGATGCGATTCAGTCTGGTATTGGTGGTTTGTTTAGCGCAGGTCTAGGCGGTAAAGCAGGCCTAGCCATGAACGCGCTTGGGATTATGGGCGGCGGCGGCGGTGCTGGTAGTTTCCAGAACCAAGGTCAGAACGTCATGAGCTTGTTGTCCGGCGAGAAAGGCCAGCAGATAGCAGCCAAACAGGCTATGCTTGGTGGATTCCAAGGTGGCCCAACCGGAGCGATCCGAGGAATATTGCAGGCAGCAGGGGTAGAGGACGCGCAGGGGCGCACAGATCCGATCCTCGGTGGGTTGCTTCAGCAGGCCTTGTTCGATCAGCGTAAGGTTAATCTTGATCCGGTTATGAGTAAGACCGAACAACTGCAATATGATACTGGGGAGCGCCGCCCAGGCTATCGTGGGACCGCGGCTCCCGGTACTCCGACCGTGAGTTACCGTCCTAAGATGATGAACATGGGTGGTTACATCGAGGGCCCTGGTACAGGGACCAGCGATTCTATTCCCGCTACGATCTACCAAAACGGAGGCCCGGTTCAAGAAGCTCGGCTCTCGGACGGTGAGTTTGTTATGACGGCGGACGCTGTTCGTGGTGCAGGGGGTGGCGACCGGAATGCTGGCGCGGCTAAGATGTACGAGATGATGAATCAATTTGAGAGGGTTGCATAATGGCGGAGACAGTCTCAAAGGTCATGAACCTTCTTCCTGAGTATCAGGAAAACTTTCTCAAGGACCTT